TCATTTCTCACTCGCTTTCTTTAGTATTGCTCTAGCAAAGTTGTATGTTGTTTCGCCTAGCCATGCTATTTCACCAAAGTCATGGGATATTTCTTGTATTTCCTCATCACTTAACTCTTTTATTTGTGGTGTGGTTCTGTGGACTAAATCATGTATTGGGCTATCGCCAATTTTGCCAATAATTCCAACTGGTGTATCAGGCAATTCTTCATAGTAATTTTTAAAATACAGTTCTTTTTCCAACTCCGCTATGCGGTCTGCTTGTTGGCGTAGCATAGTCCCAGCCTCAACAAATTCATCATAATTTGTGTACCACTCAAGTTTTTTTGCTAATTCGTATGCGTTCATCTTATCGCCTCCGAATATCAAAATTCTCAGCTGGATAGCGCTTAGTGTCTCCGGTATCAATCCAAATAACGGTTACAGTTTCGCTACCATCCTCAATGGCCCAACACCCATCCCCGGTTACACCAGTAGTTGTATAAAAGTACGATTTATAAAGTTTGGGGTAGTTTTTGCCCTTATGAATACAGGCCTCATCGGTTAAAACAATCTTACCGCCGGCTTGATTAGGCATACTGGCAATTACCGCACCAAATGCCATTGTGGGAATAAACAGTAAACAACCTAGTAATTTACGCATCGCCCTATCCTTTCTTTTGATATAACCGTTTACTAATCCGTTTATTGCAGTTGTAACATTGCCACCTATTGACCCGCTTACCTTTAGTCATCGCGCCCAACTCCGCTGATTGCATTGACTGACAACTGGCACAAAACCTCTTTCCTGTAAGACTAACTTCCGCTGAACGAACTAACTTAATAAATTCCATCTGATCTGACATACTTAACTTTCTATAAACAGTTTACCAAATAACATTAACACAAACAACAAGAAACGATTTATTATTACCGAATAGGAACTTATTGATTGAGTTAATCATTATGGCCGCACCGATAGGAAATACTAATGCTGTAAAAGGCAAAATGTTTTATGACAAGCTGAGAAAGGTCTTAACGCAAGAACCCCAAAAGCTGGAAAACATTGTTAAGCAGTTGATTACACAAGCCGAACAAGGCGAGGCCTGGGCCGTCAAAGAAGTTATTGACCGGCTCGATGGCAAGGCAGTTCAAACCACCCAGATGGAAAACGCCGATGGAACCCCGCTTTTATCTGGCATCCAGGTCATGTTTGTAAAACCCCAAGATGCTTGAGACTTTAGACAAAGTAGTCGCTAACGCAGAGTTCCCCGTAAAACTGGCTTTCCTGTTTGAGCCCAAACGATACAAGATTCTTTACGGTGGGCGCGGTGGCGCTAAATCCTGGGGAGTTGCCAGGGCGTTATTGATCAAGGCAGCTAAGGAGCCGATGCGCATCCTATGCGCCCGTGAGTTTCAGGTCTCAATTAAGGATTCCGTACATAAATTATTGACAGACCAAATTGACAGTCTTGGCCTGCAATCCTTTTATGAGGTAACCCAGACTAGCATCAAGGGTAAGAATGGGTCCGAGTTTTTCTTTATTGGCCTAAAAAACAACATCACCAATGTCAAATCCTTTGAGGGCGTGGATGTTTGCTGGGTTGAGGAGGCGCAGACTGTTTCTAAAACTAGCTGGAATGTCCTAATTCCTACCATCCGTAAAGACAACTCTGAGATATGGATTACCTTTAACCCAGAACTTGAGACTGATGACACCTATCAGCGGTTTGTGGTCTCGCCGCCTAGTAACGCAATAGTCCAAAAGATTACCTGGCGCGATAACCCATGGTTTCCCCAGACCTTACGGGAGGAAAAAGACAATCTCCAAGTGCGAGACATTGAGGCCTATAACACCGTCTGGGAAGGCATCTGCCGTAAGACCGTAGATGGGGCCGTGTTTGCCAACGAGATTACGATGGCAGACCTTGAGCAGCGGATTACCCGCGTCCCATATGATCCTATCAAGCCGGTTCATGCGGTCTTTGACCTTGGCTGGGCCGACAATACGGCTATCTGGTTTGTCCAGTTTGTAGGGTTTGAGATTCGATTGCTGCGATACATGGAAGACAACCAAAAAACCATGTCTTGGTATTTATCCGAAATGCAGAAGTTTGGGTATGTTTATGACACTATCTGGCTGCCGCATGATGCCGAAAACTCAACCCTGGCAGCTGCTGGCCGGTCTATCGCAGATATTGTCCGCGCAGCTGGTTACAAGGTGCAGATTGTGCCAAGAACCCCAACGGCAGACTCCATCAATGCAGCCCGAACTATGTTTGGCAAGTGTTATTTTGATAGAGAAAATTGCCATCAAGGATTACAATGTTTAAGACATTATCGGTACGATGTGGACCCAGATACGAAACAATTTAGTAAAACGCCCTTGCACGATATATATTCGCATGGTGCGGATGCCTTTAAATATCTAGGTTTAGTAGTAAATGAGCCCCGTAAACCGGTAGCTAAACGAGCCGCGTATCAACCGGCTGGATCATGGATGGGATGACTATGGCAAATGATAAGCGCATACAAGACGCGCAGAAATATCTTAGATTCGCAAATGATGCGGATTCCTATAACCGCCAGGATGCCCTGGATGACCTTAAATTTTCTTCTGGTGACCAATGGCCTGTTGAGGTGCAAAACTCCAGAAACCTGGAGGCCAGACCCTGCTTAACGATTAACAAGCTGGATGGATTTATCCGCCAGGTTTGTAACCAGCAGCGCCAGGCGCGCCCTCGTATGAAGGCCCATTCGATGAACTCGGCAGCCAATGCAAAGGTTGCAGACATCCTGACAGGCATTTTTAAGCACATCGAGGTCAACTCGGACGCAGATACCGCCTATGACACGGCCTTTGAGTTTGCCGTGCGCATGGGATGGGGTTATTGGCGCATCGTGACCGATTACTCGCGGGAAGACTCGTTTGATCAAGAAATCTACATTAAGCCAATTGCCAACCCATTTACCGTTTACTTTGACCCCAACAGTCAGATGCCAGACGGCTCGGATGCCGAATCCTGCCTAATTACTGAGGTAATGAGCAAAAAGGACTTTAAAGCCCAATACCCTAACGCAGACGATGGCGGCAACTTTAATATGCGCGGAACTGGCGATGCCGATGCCGATTGGATTATGAAAGATGACATTCGGATCGCTGAGTGGTGGTATACCGAGCGCAAAAAGACCAAATTATTGCTGCTTTCCGATGGCACGCAAGTCTATAAAGAAGACGCGCCCAGCGCAGAAATCATGATGGCTGCCGGCATCGAAGTGGTGGCCGAGCGCGAAACCATGCGTAAAACCATCAAATGGGCCAAGTTGACTGGGATGGAAATCCTAGAGGAGTCAACCTGGATTGGTAAATATATCCCCATTATTCCGGTGTATGGCCAGCAGCTGGTTGTTGACGATAAGCGCAAGAAATACGGCATTGTGCGTATGGCCAAAGACCCGCAGCGTATGTATAACTACTGGCGCACGGCTCTTACCGAATCTGTGGCTCTCGCGCCCAAAGCCAAATGGCTATTGGCAGAAGGCCAAGACGAGGGCCATGAGAATGAATGGAACCTGGCTAACATCAAGGCCACACCAGTATTGCGTTACAAGCAAAAAGACATTGAGGGCCAACCCGCGCCCGTGCCACAAAGGTTGCAACCAGAACCACCCGCAGCCGGAATTGTGGAGGCTACAAGCGCCATCAATAATGACTTACAAACCGTAGTTGGTATTTATGACCCCAATCAATTTGCCCAAGGCAATATGTCCGGCAAAGCCATTCGTGGCCAGCAGATGCAGATTGATCTGTCTAACTTCCATTATTACGACAACCTGACCCGCTCTCTCAAACAAACTGGGCGCGTAATCCTTGATTTAATCCCTAAGATTTACGATAAAGAGCGTGTCATGCGGATTATTGGATACGATAACCAGCCAGAAATGGTTACTATCAATCAGCGAATTGTGGACGAGAGCGGTGCCGAGAAAATCCTAAACGATGTGACCGTGGGCGAATACGATGTTTACATGGACACCGGCCCCGGATACCAATCCAAGCGCCAAGAGGCAGTTGAGTCAATGGTTCCGCTCTTACAAGCTAACCCAGAATTATTCCAGGCAGCTGGTGACCTGGTTTTCAGAAACATGGATTTCCCAGGTGCAGATGTAATTGCGGACCGTCTGGCAGCCATGAACCCATTGGCGAAGATTGACGAAAAATCAGACATTCCACCTCAGGTTCAGATGCAATTAATGGCCAGCCAAAAGATGGTTGCCGACTTGCAGCAGCAGATTGCAGCCCTGACCTTGAATTTGCAGCACCAGACCGATGTGCAGCGCATGAAAGAGGAAGGCCAGACCAGGCGCAAACTCATGGATGTTACCTCTAGGGCATACAACACCGAAACGATTAACGAGGCCAAAGTCAACCAGACCAACCTCAAGGCAATTACTGACCAAAACCGCACCGAACTCGATGCCATTACCAAATTGTTACTCAAAGGAATGGATTCTCGCGCCCTGCAGCAAGAGATGGCTCGTAGAGATGCGGAACAGGGACAAGTTGCAGCGTTTTCTGAGAGCGAGGTCAATATGAATGACTCACCATTCTTGCGCGAGGAAATGGCTTTAGCGCAGCAACCGATGGTTAACCCTGGAGTTGATGATCAGATGGCCGCGCAGTTTGCGATGCAAGAGATGCAACCTCAACCATTAGAGCAGCCTGTTATCCCAGGAGTGCCGATGGGGCCTCGTTGACAACTATTAAAAAACGGTTTCTAATAGATTTAACCTACCGATGGGTTCATCGGGTTTATTCTTGGAGTTGATCCATGTCAGATGCAAATGTTGTGCAGGAACCAGTAAGGAAACAAGCTGCGAACCTGGTAACAAGTGAAAATTTAGCTGAGTTTCAGGCACAAAAACTTGGTTTAGCCACCCAGGAAACTCCAACTGAGGCCGCGGATGCGGAGCCGGTTGTTGAGCAAGGGCGGAGTGAGCCAGATGTTGAGACAGAGGCTGCAGCAGGAGAAAAGAAGCACAACCCAAAACTCGAAAAGCGGTTTTCGGAACTGACCAAGCAGCGCGAAGCGGCCCGCCAAGAAGCGGATCGTGAGCGTCAGGCTAGAGAGGCTCTTGAGGCGCGATTAAAGGAATTGGAAACCAAGGTAAACCCTCCTAAATCTGAGGAACCTGACCCCAAACCTGACCCATCGCAATTCAATGATGCCCTAGAGTATGCAGAGGCCCTGGCCGAATGGACTACTGATCGAAAGATGCGGGAGCGGGATCAAGCAGAACTTGCGCGGAAAGCCCAGGAAGAACAGTCGCGGATGCGGCAGAAATTCCAAGAAAGGCTAGATGCGGCTAAACAAGATTTGCCGGATTATGAGGAAATGATTGCCTCAAGTGATGTTTCGGTTTCACAACCGGTCACCGATGCAATTATTGAAAGCGATGTAGGCCCACAAATCCTATATTTCTTAGCCGAAAATCCAGATTTTGCTCGTGAGTTGGCGGAGAAATCCATCACCTCGCAACTGCGTAGTATTGGGCGTTTAGAGGCTAAATTTGAGAAATCAGAGACCCCTAAACCGAGCGTAAAGGAACCTGTTGCGAAGAAGTCTAATGCTCCGGCACCGATTAATCCGCTGAAAGCGGGCAGTAATCCTAGCGATATAACGCTAGATGCTGACCGAAAATTTCACGGCACCTATCAGCAATGGAAAGCTGCAAGGGCCGCAGGAAAGATTCGATGACGGGTAACTTTAAAATTAATTTGGAGAATTACCATGGCAAATAACTTGCTAACTATCTCCATGATCACCAACGAGGCGTTGATGGTCTTGGAAAACGAATTGACCTTTACGGGCCGTGTAGATCGTAACTATGATGACCAGTTTGCGGTTGTCGGTGCAAAGATTGGTAACACAGTCAATGTCCGCCGCCCAGGCCGTTTCATCGGTACTACTGGCCCAGCGCTGAATGTAGAAGACTTTAACGAGACCTCTACTCCAGTAACACTCTCAACCCAGTTCCATGTGGACACACAATTTACGACTCAAGACCTATCCTTGTCTTTGGATATGTTCTCTGACCGTGTATTGAAGCCCGCAATCGCTGCTATCGCCAACAAAATCGACTTTGATGGCACCACAATGGCAGTAGACAACACAGCTAATACCGTTGGTACGGCTGGTGTAGTTCCATCTGACATCGCAACATTCTTGACCGCCCAGGCTTACTTGGATGGTGAAGGCGCTCCCCGTGACGGTAAGCGTTCTTGCGTAGTTGACCCATTCACCGGCGCTAGTATTGTTGGCAGCCTAAAAGGTTTATTTAACCCACAAGGCACCATCTCTGGCCAATATGAAAAGGGCATGATGGGGCGCGACACTATTGGTATGAACTGGTATATGGACCAAAACATTGTGTCCCATACCTATGGTTCGTATTCAACCGCTACCATGTCAACCAACACCAGCACATTTACTGGCTCGTTGACAACTGGCTGGGCTCAGACCTCAACCATTACCATCTCTGCTGCAACCGCTAACGCCGTGCTAAACCAAGGCGATACGATTCAGATTGCTGGTGTGTTTGCTGTTAACCCACAAAACCGCCAGCCATACGGCGGTAATGTATTGCGTAACTTTGTAATTACCGCTCCTGTGACCATCACTTCTGGTGGATCGGCATCTGTAACTGTTTCCCCAGCGATTATTACTGCTGGCCAGTTCCAGAATGTCAGCGTGTTGACTACTTCTGCATCTGCAGTTGTAACCCCATTCAATAAGACTGGTGTTGTCAGCCCACAGAACTTGGTATTCCATCGCAATGCATTTACCCTGGCTACTGCCGACTTAGAATTGCCTGACGGCGTTCATTTCGCAGGCCGTGCAAGCGATAAGGACAATGGTTTGTCGATTCGTGTGGTGCGTCAATACACCATTAACAACGACTCCATCCCAACCCGTTTAGATGTTCTATACGGCTGGGCTCCGCTTTACCCTGAACTCGCCTGCCGCGTGGCAGCTTAATTAGGAAAGGAACCTTATCATGTCAAATCCAGGACCAGCAAGTACCCAAACCTCTAACTACCTATTAAACGGTAGTGCAGCCGATGGTGTTTTAATCGGCATCGCAGGCGGAGAAGTGGGTTTTTATGGCGAGACCCCCGTGGTTCAAGCCGGTGCTATTACCCCATTAGTGTCCACAACGGCATCAACAACCGATATGTGCGCACGAATCAATAGCATTATTACTGCATTGCAAAACATTGGCATCACAGCCTAAGATGTTTTGAAGTAACAGAAAAGCTGCCCCCAAAAGGGGTGGCTTTTTTCATTTAAAGGACTACATGAAACACATAATGTTAGCTATGCCCGCATATACTGGGGTGGTTCATATGGGGACGATGCGGTCCTTAATGACTGACTGTATTACTCTCATCAAAAGAGGGGATAGATTTACATTTGTTGACGATGTAGGAAACGCCCTGATAGCAGACTGTCGTGGTGTTATTACTACCAATTTTTACCATTCTGAGTGCGATGAACTAGTGTTTATTGACTCAGATGTAGCCTGGGAGGCCGGGGCATTGTGCCGGCTTATTGACCATCCTGTAGACATGGTGGCAGGCGCTTATCCAGCAAGGGTTGATCCGCTTAAATTTAACATCGGATGGATTGAAGACCGCAAATATTTACAAGCAGACCCAAGCACGGGCCTGTTAGAAGTGGACCGTGTGCCTACTGGATTTTTAAAAATCACCAAAAACTGTGTTGCAAAAATGATTGAGGCATATCCAGAAACCTTTTACCATGACGCAGCAGTTAATAACCAGTTTTATCCTTTATATGAGTCGTATATTGATCCAGAAAAGAAATGGAAATACGGCGAGGACTTTTCGTTTTGTAAACGGTGGCGCGATATTGGCGGCCAAGTCTGGCTAGACCCAGAAATTAATATGGGCCACATTGGCAATAAAATCTTTGAAGGACACATTGGAAATTGGCTTAAAAGTAGGATAATTGAACAAACCCAACCATAAGGATTAATCATGGATTCTCTAAAAATTCTTTCCCCAACATATCGTTTAGACCTTACAACTTCTGCGTCAGCTGCGCTGCAACTTATTCCCGATACGCCAACTCGCGCATTTCGCGTGGCCATCCTAAATACAGGAACTGGAACCGCAGCGATTACCTTTGGAACAACTGATTCCAATATGGCAACTCCAGCAATTGCAGCATCTGGCAGCAGCGGCTCGTTTATCTTGGCTCCAAGTATGTTTTTGCCAATTTTGATTGACTGCCCCGCGCCCAACTTTTACATTAAGGGTATTTCTTCTGGAACTAATTCGCTATATTTGACATTAGTAGCCACCGAATAAGGGATTTACCATGTCCAACGACACCGCAAAGACTATAACAACCAATATAGTGCCGGTCCAAGGGACTTTTGAGCCCTTGCCGCCGTATGAGTGCATCAACTTAATTGGCCCTGCAGGAACCCCGTTTTATGCCCCTGTAAACCCCAATTTAGACGGTGTAAACATCACCAACAGCACGATTAACAGCACGACCATCGGGGTAACAACTCCGGCTGCGGGCGCGTTTACTACTGCAAGCTCAACTAATCAACCAGTAGGAAACAACGATTTAACAACTAAACTGTATGTTGACTCTTTGGCCCTTGGCATTTCTTGGAAACAGCCAGTAAATGCTGCCACAACGGCCAACATTACCCTGTCTGGTGCGCAAACAATTGATACTGTTTCAGTTGTTGCTGGTGACCGAGTTTTGGTAAAAGACCAAAGTACCCAATCTGAAAATGGTATTTACATTGTTGGAACGCCTTGGACTCGATCACCAGATGCAAACGCATGGGACGAGTTGGTTTCGGCTTTGGTGTTTGTGGAAAGTGGCGGTCAAGCAGGCTCTGCTTGGTATTGCCCAGTTCAACCTGGCGGAACCCTTGGGGTTACAGCAGTTACTTGGAATAATTTTTCGGTTGGTGGCGTTTATTTTGCTGGAACCGGATTAAATCTATCCGGCGGCAATACATTCAACATCACAAATACTGGCGTGACAGCTGCAACATATGGCTCGGCATCCGCAGTTCCGGTTATTGCAGTTAACCAACAAGGCCAGATTACTAGCGCAAGCAATACGAATATTGCTATTGCTGGCAGCCAAATCACAAGCGGAACCATTGATTCTGCAAGGATTAGCGGTGATTATTCAGGAATTACTGGGGTTGGCACATTAACCAATTTAACGGTTTCCAACACAATTACTGGCTCAATTTCTGGCAACGCGGCAACTGCAACTAATGCAACAAATGCAGCAACTGCAACCAATTTAGCTGGCGGCGCAACAGGCAGCTTGCCATATCAGAGCAGCGCAGGAACAACAACTTTTGTAGGAATCGGCTCAACCGGCCAAATATTGACAGTTTCTGGCGGTGTCCCAACCTGGGCCGCGCCCTCAGCAACTGGAGATGTTGTGGGGCCAGCATCATCTACCGATAACGCAATTGCTCGATTTGATAGCACTACTGGCAAAGTTATTCAAAACTCTGGCATTACTCTATCTGACGCAAATGCCTTGCAAAATGTTAATGAGATTAACTTTGACATTACCCCGGCAAGTGTTGTCGGTGGCGCTGGATCATTGTCTTGGAATAGTGACGATAACACCAAAACCTTGCAATTAATTGGCAACAACGATGTACCAATTAAAGTTGGCGAAGAAAACTATTACAGAATTAAAGCATCGTCTGCAATTACCAAAGGCCAAGTATTAATGTTTACTGGCACTTTGGGCTCGTCTGGTGGCCTGACAGCAGCGCCAGCAACGGGATTAACTGCTGCCACCGGTAACTATATTTTAGGTGTTGCTAAAGAAAGTGGAATTACTAACGATTGGATTTATGTTCAAGAGTTCGGCGAGGTTAAAGGCATTAATACCAGCGGATCAACTGCTAGTGAGACTTGGGTAAACGGCGATATTCTGTATTACAACCCTGCTGTTACTGGCGGATTGACAAAAAATGTGCCAACTGCGCCAAACGCCAAGGTTCAAGTAGCTGCAGTTGTCCATGCAAATGCAAGCAATGGAATCTTATTTGTAAGGCCAACTTTTGAGCCAAGGCTAAATGATTTATCTAATGTGTTTGCTATATCTCCATCTGACGGTGATGTAATCGTTTGGGATAACGGCGATTCTCGCTGGGAAAATAGAGCGCAATCGTCATTGACTGCTGGATCAGCAACCAACCTTTCTGGCGGCGCAACTGGCTCTTTGCCTTACCAATCAAGCGCAGGAACGACAACATTCTTGCCTGCGGGAACAGATGGCCAGGTCTTAAAACTTGCCAGCGGTGTCCCATCCTGGTCAAGCGACACATCTGGCGTCACGATTACCGATGACACTACAACGAATGCAACCCGTTACATTACTTTTTCAAACCTCACAACTGGTAACGAAACCACACTAGATGTCTCGTCAACCAAGCTGCAATTTAATCCATCTACTGGAACTTTAACTGCTACTGCTTTTAGCGGATCAGGCGCAAGTCTAACCTCTTTAAATGCAAGCAACATATCTAGCGGTACTGTAGCGGTGGGCAATGGAGGAACAGGCCAAACAAGTTATACAAATGGTCAGTTATTAATTGGAAACACCACAGGAAATACCCTTACAAAAGCAACATTAACTGCCGGCACCGGAATTAGCATTACAAATGGTGCTGGATCAATAACAATCACCAACACAAATGTTCCCTATTCTGCAGATTATGTAATTGTTGCTGGTGGCGGTGGTGGCGGTGCAAATACAGGCGGTGGCGGTGGTGCTGGTGGTTATCTATCAGGAACTACTCAAATTGTGCCAGGATTTACTTATTCCGTTACTGTTGGTGGCGGTGGAGCAGGAGGCTCAAGCACAGCAGCAGGGACTAATGGATCTGATTCGGTTGCTCTTTCATTAACTGCTCTTGGTGGCGGTGGTGGCGGTGGTAGTGCATCACCAGCAGGAAAATCAGGCGGTTCAGGTGGAGCAAGTGGCGATTCAACAACTGTTGGATCAGGAACAACCGGACAAGGAAATAATGGCGGTAGTGGTTCAGGCGGATATCCAAGTGGTAGAGGTGGTGGTGGTGGTGCAAGTGCTGTAGGCGCTGATAGATCAGGTGCAAATGGCGGTAATGGTGGCGCAGGAACTGCATCATCAATAACTGGATCATCCGTAACTAGGGCCGGCGGTGGCGGTGGATTTGGAGAATATCGCGCTGGCGGAACTGCCGGAAGCGGTGGCGCTGGCGGCGGCGGTGCTGGTAGAGCAGCTTCAGGAGGAACTGCAACTGCTGGAACAGCAAACACAGGCGGTGGTGGTGGTGGCGGTGGAACTTATTCTGGAAATGGCGGAGCTGGTGGTTCAGGAGTTGTCATTATTTCTGTTCCAACTGCCAAATACACAGGAACCACAACTGGTTCGCCAACTGTTACTACAAACGGCTCTAATACCGTTATGCAATTTAATTCTTCAGGGAGTTACACAGCATGAGTCATTTTGCTAAAGTTGTTGATGGAAAAGTGGTTAAAGTTATTGTTGCAGAACAAGAATTTTTTAATACTTTTGTAGACACAAGTCCTGGTCAATGGATACAAACATCCTATAACACCTATGGAAATCAACATACACAAGGCGGAACACCATTGCGTGGAAACTTTGCTGGAATTGGTTACATTTATGATTATGAAAATGATGTTTTTTATCCGCCTCAACCCCACCCAAGTTCTGTATTAAATAAAGAAACATGGACCTGGGACACAATTCAGACAACGGAGTTATAAAAAATGGCATATCCAAAAATTGATATTGGTCATGTGGCAAATGTTTTTATTCGCATGATGACTTTTGAAAAAGCTGGAGATGTAGAAAATGGTCATACTCATGAATTTGACCATGTGACATTGTTGTCAAAAGGCAGCTTAAAAATTGTTTGCGATGGTAAAGAAACAACTTTTGTTGCCCCGCACATGATTTTTATTAATAAAGATAAACATCATGAATTAATTGCCTTAGAGGACGGAACTGTTGCCTGTTGCATACATGGAACCAGAAATAGCGATGGTGACATTATTGACCCGGCCTGCATCCCATAAATTAACAAATAATTATGATTAATTATGAATGGAAGATTTTAGAAACTGTCATTATTGATGAAGTTTTGAAATCAGTTAAATATTGGTGCAAGGCAGCAGACGGGACTCATTCTGTAGAGACAGAGGGTAACTGGAAAATGCGTAATCAGCACTTGGTAGATTCCAACACAACAGAACACCAGGTTGCGCATTGGCTTGATTTAGATGCTACCCAAAATGACAAACATCTCATAAAATACAGATTACAAGAGCAACTGGATGCGCTTAGTTCAGAAATAAAAACTAAACCGCCCTGGGCCGTGGACACATTTAAGGTGACGATATGACACAACCAATCGACATCATCTCTCGCGCCCTCAAAGATATTGGGGCTCTTGAGGCTGGTGAAACTCCCGCGCCTGCAGATGCGCAAGACGCATTCGATATGCTCAATGACATGATTGACCAATGGTCAAACGAGCAGATGATGGTCTTTTATAAGACTGAGATTATTTTTACCTTAACTCCAGGTCAAACCCAATATACGATTGGCCCCGGTGGCCAGATCAACGGCACAATTACCGGCTCGATTTCTGGCACAACTTTAACCGTTACAGATGTTTCCGATGGCGCTATTGCGTTAGGCATGACCCTTACTGGCTCTGGTGTAGCCAATGGAACCAAAATAACTGCGTTTAATTCTGGCGCGGGCGGGAATGTAAACTCGGATGGAACCTATACGGTCAACATCTCGCAAACAGTTGCCAGCACAACAATTAACGCCTATTACGAAAGACCGTTATCAATAAATTCTGCGTTTGTTAGGGTAAACACTAACTCTAATGGCCAACCTATTTTGAACGGTGGCCTAGACTATCCGGTGGCCATTCTTAACTTAGAAAATTACGAATTAATTGGCCTTAAAACCCTTAATGGTCCATGGCCCCGCGCCCTGTATTACCAGCCTGGCGAGACCCTAGGAACAGTTACCGTCTGGCCAAATCCATCCCAGGGTGAGATGCATATATTTGCCGATACCCTGTTTCAGCGCTTTACCTCAATCAATGACGAGATAATCATCCCTCAGGGCTACATAATGGCCCTTAGATGGTGTTTAGCCGAGCGTTTGATGCCGATGTATGGAAAAGCCAGCCAAACTCAAATACAGATGATTAATGGCTTTGCAAACCATGCAAAAGCAACCATTAAACGAACCAATATGAAACCGATGCAAGTGGCCCGTTTTGAGGATTCCTTGATTGTCGGTAAACGAGCAGATGCTGGCTGGATTCTTACTGGAGGCTTTTAATGCCAGATTTTGGATTTGTTGGCGCAGCTTACGAAGCGCCGTCCATCTATCAAGATGCCCAGGAATGCATCAATTTTTATCCTGAAATAGACCCTACTAAGCCCCAAGGCGATAGGGGCGTTATGGCGCTTTACCCAACTCCAGGGTTAGAAACTGTTGCTATTTTGCCAAATCAGGAAGAAGTGCGAGGCATTCGGACCTTATCCGGTGGCACCCAAGTCGTAACCGTTTGCGGTGATTTTGTGTATGTTATGGAATCCGATTACACACCCAAAATGATCGGCCAAATGAACACATCAACCGGATTAGTTGGAATTGTGGATAACGGGGTCAATGTGTATATCGTGGACGATTCCTATCGTTACACTTGGTTTATCTCCAATCCATCGAATGCTATTTTTACCGGATCAATTTCCAGCACAACCTTAACTGTTACATCGGTTTTAAGTGGAACCATTGCAGTTGGCCAGGCAATATTTGGAAATAATATTTCACAAAACACGGTCATTACTGCGCTAGGAACTGGCTCTGGCGGGGTTGGAACTTATACAGTCAGCAACTCACAAACCACAGCGTCAACCTCTATAAACTCGGTTGCATCGCCAGCGATTGTTACTGGCTCTATATCTGGAACAACTTTGACCGTTTCTGCGGTTACTAGCGGAACTTTAAAAATTGGCCAAACCATAGAGGGCTCTGGCGTAACCGATGGCACCATCATTACGGCTTTTGGCACGGGATCAGGGGGCGCTGGAACTTACACGGTCAGCGCATCGCAGACGGTTAGCAGCACTACCATTTATGCCCTGAACTGGACCATATTGCCAGCTAATGACGGCCCGTTTGAGGGTGGCGGCACGGTTGATATTACCGACAATTATTTTGTCTATAACAAACCAAACTCGCAGCTGTGGGCATCATCTGACCTATTAAGCCCAATTACAGACCCGTTATCTTTTGCTAGTAAAGATGGCTCACCAGATGACCTTGTGTCAATTATTGTGGACCGCCGCGAAGTTTATTTACTCGGCGAGATGTCCTCCGAAGTCTGGATTAATTCGGGTGCCGTGCCATTTCCGTTTACTCGCATTCCAGGCACATCCACCCAGCAAGGTATTGCGGCGCAATATTCCATGTCCAGAATGGGCAACTCGTTTGCATATGTGTCAAAAAACAATCGCGGCGAGGCTATGGTGGTGCGCATGAATGGGTATTTTCCAGAAAGAATATCCACCCATGCGGTTGAAACAACTTTAGTTAATCAGAATGTTTCGGATGCCTTGGCCTGGACCTATCAATTAGAGGGCCATGAGGTATATGTTGTTACTTTTCCAAGTATTGGCAATAATGGCCTGACATGGGCATATGACAACACCACAGGCCTCTGGCATAAGTGGCTTTATCGTAATAATGAGAATGAATTTGAGCGTCATCGTGGCAACTGCTGCGCATTCTTTAATCAACAAGTATTGGTTGGTGATTACGAAAACGGCAAGATTTATCAGTTAGGCCGTAATTTTTACACTGATGACGGCCAGCCAATCCGCAGGATTCGTAGGGCTCCCCACATCACATCGGATTTACAACGCCAGTATTTCCATGAGTTGCAGATTCAATTCCAGCCTGGCGTTGGTTTATCTACCGGCCAAGGGCAAGACCCCCAGGCTATGTTGCGCTGGTCTAATGACGGCGGATCAACCTGGTCTAATGAATATTGGACAAGCATCGGAAAACAAGGAAAATACCAGAATCGCGCCATATGGAGGCGGTTAGGATGGTCCAGAGATAAAGTGTTTGAGGTATCAATTTCTGACCCAGTTAAGGCGGTTATTGTTTCAGCAAATCTTAAAGCAGAGGCTGGAGAAAACTAATGTCTACCCCGCAAAATCAACGGCTGCCAACAAGTCCTTTAGTAGACCAAACAGGCCGGCCAACCCGTGCCTGGCAGTTATTTTTATTAAACCTTTTAAATTTTTCTAGCGCATCTACAGCTACCGCTGGATCAGCTACCTTGCCTGCTAACCCAGAGGGATTTATTGAGGTAACCGTAAACGGCGAATCTAAAAGAATCCCGTATTACAACTTATAAATATGTCAAATACTGAGCCAACAATTATTGTTAGAAAAGCCACAGAGGCCGATTTGCCGGCATATCTGCAACTTAGCGCCGACTTTCATGCTGCGTCACCTATGCAAAGGGTTTGCCAATTTGAGCCAGAGGGATTTAAAGGATTTGTAGTATCTGCCATGAATAACCCAGATATTTGCATATTGGCGGCTGAACTTAATGGCGAAATCGTAGGCATTACAGGGGGGATTGTCTACCCTTTGTATTTTTCGCCATCCCACAAAGTTGCACAAGAATTATGGTGGTGGCTAACTCCTGCGGCCAGGGGCTCTGGAGTTGGTAATAAGATGTTTAAGCATTTACAATTGTGGTCAAAGGAACGCGGAGCAAAAACCATTTTTATGATTGCGCTAGAGGACGAAAGAGCGGAAAAAATGGAAAAAGTTTACTGTCGGGCAGGCTTTGAGCCGATGGAGCGTACATTTATGAAGGGGATCGAATAATGGCCGTAGGAACAGGAACCGCGATAGCGATAGGAGCAGGCGCTGGCTTAATTGGCGCAAAAATGACTGCCGATGCATCCAAATCGGCTGCGCGAACTCAAGCAGATGCAGCAAACCGCGCCATGGACCAAGAGCGGGCCATGTATGAGCGATCAAGAGAAGATTTGGCCCCATACCGCGAAACTGGTTACACCGCCCTGAAAGACATCGAGCGGATGAAACCCTTTTTATTGGGTAGATTTAACCAGCCTTATCAATACATTCCTCACACAACCGAAGGGACAACAACGGGTGTAACACCGCCACCAACTCCTGGAGCGCTGCCATCCAATTATCAAGCTGCTAGAGCAGCTTTTGAACAACAGCAACAAGCAGAGGCCGAAAGAAGAATTGCTGCTGGCGAATTAGCGCCACCATCATTAACTGTTACTGGTAAAGACCAATTTGGCCAAGACTTTAATTTAGCAGCAGATGCCGATGCATTTAATCAGTTTTATAACCAAAATTACAGAACTGCAGCGCCAGAAGGTGGCGCAGAAATGGTGCCAATTAGTGGCCCAAGAAGTCCGTTTGAAGAATACTTAGACCCAAGTATGGCATTTAGAATGCGTCTTGGCACACAAGCGACTGAGCGTTTAGCAAATATTGGAGGCGGCGCAATCAGCGGCAATACAATGCGCGCCCTTACTGATTACGGTCAAAATCTAGCATCCACAGAATATGGCAATGCGTTTAATCGTTTTCAGACTGAACGCGGAAACATTTATAACACTTTGGCAAATATTGCTGGCATGGGTCAGAGTGCGGTTAATACTGGTGTAAATGCTGGTCAAAATTTTGCAGCACAGCAAACTGGCTTAATTACTGGTCAAGCAGCTGCACTAGGCGCTGGAAATGTGGGCGCGGCTAACGCATATGCTGGAGCCCTTGGTAATGTAGGAAATATGGCGCTCTTATCATCTCTTATGAGAGCCCCAGGCGCAAATCCAGCGGTTACAACACCAGCATCAACTGCAATGGCACCAAATCCATATCAACAGTTTGCTATGCCTACTAATGCATAAGGAATCATCATGGCAATTAATATAAAACCAGACATTTCTTTAAGCGCAAAACCACCAGCAGTAATGAGTTTGCCAGACATTGTTAGTTTGGCCCGTGGTGCGCAGGCATATCAACGCGAAAAAGAAATATTTCCTGAATTAGTTCAGCAGGCACAAATTCAAACCCGCACCGCAGCAACTGGAGAAAAGTCTGCTGCATTTACATTTGATCAAAAGCAAAGCGATGCCATCATGAATATTGTTGGCGGTTATAGAAACGATCCAAGAGTTGTTTCTGGTGATCCAAATAAAGCAATTGATGCGCTAACAGAAATTAAAGCAAAAGCAAGAAACCTAGGCATTCCTCCTGCGGTTGTAGAAAAAATTGCGTCAACTGCAACTCAGATTGCAATTAATGACCCAAAAAATCTACCCCAGTATTTTGATAATGTAATCCAGACCCAGATTGGACCATCCGGCCAACAGGCATTACAAACCCCTCAGTTGGTTACATCGGGCGGCCAAACCGGTATTTTCCGCGGTGGACCAGCAACTGTTACAACTCTGCCGTTACCTGGTGCCGCACCCGCGCCCACAGGCGTTACGCCAGCGGATATGACAGCGCCAATCCAGCCAAAACCAGCAGCCCCAACAACTGCACCGGCAGCAGCGCCAACCGTAACGCCCACCGCTCAGATGGTGCAGCCAGATACTGGCCGTCTGCCTTTAACTTATCCCGTGCGTCAAGCCGGCGTCCCTTTTGCTGCGTTACCGCAAGAAGAAGCAGACCGCACCGCTGGAAGCAAATTTCGAGATGGTTTGGTACAGCGTCAGTCTGAACTGACCACCGCACGGCGCAATTTGCAAGAAGTAGTCAAGGGAGCGCAAGAAATTCAAGCAGATGCTTTATTTCCAGAAACAGGATTAAGCGGAAAAATCAAAAGATTATATTCAGATATTACTGGTGACCCGCAATATGCACAACTGTCAAAAGATTTGGCTAATGTGCAGATTTCTAACATTAAAGCAATTGGTGGTTCTCTTGACACAGTTAATGGACAACAATTAATACGCATGGCTAGTGGAGATGTGACATTCCCACCAGAGGTGCTGTTAAGTATTGCTCGGCGCGCTGATGCCGATATTACGAATTTAGATATGATGGCAACCGGATTGCAGCGCCACACCCAGAAATTTGGTGATGCGAATGCTAAACGATTCCAGCAGATGTGGTCATCAAACGCTGATTCCCGTATATTTGAAATTATGAATATTGCGCGCGATGTAAAAGATGCAAACAAGCGTAAAGAATTAACAGACAAATTGCTTGGCGATATGAATGAAGATCAGCGCAAAGACTTGTACCGAAAATACAATAACTTGATCAAACTAACCAATACGGGTGACTTGTAATGCAAGACATTGGCCAACTAATTTTAGGTGGCACAAAACCACCTCCCCAGCAAGGCGGTGATTTATTTCGTTTTGAAAATTTGCAGCCAAGTCAGGTGGAAATGGCGGTTAAACGGTTTACAGAAATGGGCCAAAACCCAAGACTTTTGGAAACCATTCTTACGAATCCTGAAAGATTCAATTCTTACCCATTAGAAATTCGTCAGCGATTCTTTGAGATGTCTACTGGCTCGCAGCCAATCATGGCTAAGTCATTTAATGAACCATCAACACAAGCATCCGCAGCGCAACCTACAACGCAGCCAACCATGCGCCAAACATCTGCGGACCCTGTTGCAGACATGATTTTGGGCAGTCCCGTACAAACAAAAACCACAGAAACCCCAACGCGAAAGGTTGGTAAAGTTAAGGAAATGGGCGAAGCTGGCCCGTTAACTCAGTTTGGCCGCACCGCTGCTAGTTTCTATGACATGACGATTGGGAATATTGTCCCTGGGATTGTTGAGCCAGTAACTTATGCCGGAGCCCGTGCCATTGGTAAAACCCCAACAGAGGCAAAAGAAATTAGCACGGCAGCTGCAGCGCCGTTTGAGGGTGGAATGGGTAAGACTTTTGGTGTAACTGAAACCCCAGAATACCAAAGCGAGGCAACGCGCCGTCTGTTTAACTTTGTTGGTGAGAATTTTCAAAAGGGCGCGGCCTGGATTGCTGAAAAGACAGGATTGCCGGCTGCCGACATTGAAAACATGATGGGAACTGTGGCTGCCGGAGGTGGTGTAAAAGTGGCTCCATCAATTCAGCGCGGCGCGGTAAAAACTGCTGAAAAGGTAGAAACCGCTCTAGGAACTGCCGAGCCAAAATTACCAGAGGCCCCAAGAGTTGAGCCAACTGTTGGCAAACCAAAAGTAACTTATGCAGAGTTTCAGGCTCAATTACAAACTAAACAAGGTGCGCCAACTGGCACATTACCGCCTGCACCAAAAATTCAAACTCCAACGATGCCTGCGCCAACCAATACGCAGCCATTCCCAGAGGTTAAATACGCGCCTAAAGGCAAAGTAAATCTAGCAGAACAAGAGCAGCGCAAACAAATTTTGTCCCGTGTTGGCCTAGAAAATGCCCGCGAATCATCCATTTTGGGCGATGGATTTGCTGCTGCCAACGAGTTCCAGACCAGCAAAGTAGACGCGCCGGTAGGCCAGTTATATAGAGATACATTAGCTAACGAGCGAGCCACATTAGAAAACTTTGGTCAACGGATTATCGAACGCACCGGCGGAACTTTAGGACTTGATGAAACCGCTTTATATGACCGAGGCACACGGATTGCGCGCCCGTTTGATGACTTTAAAAATGTGCTGCAAACTCAAATGGATCAGGCCTACAATTCGTCCAAACAAATAGCCGGCACTAAGCCAGCCGTAATACCAAACGACATACAAAAATTCTTAGATACCAATTCTAACTTTACGGTAAACGACAGTTTTATGTCTTTGCGCCGTGGTATTGAATCGCATTTAAAAGAAAATGATTTGTTAGACGCAAACGGCAAAGTAAAGCCGATGACGGTAGAACAAGCCGAAGGATTGCGTAGATACATTAATTCCAACTGGAATAATGAGCGTTCTGGCATTATTGGCCGTCTTAAAGACAAGATTGATAATGATGTAACTAAAGTTGCTGGCGAAGATGTTTACAAAAAAGCCAGAGACATTCGCACCAAGATTGCTCGTTTATTAGACGATCCAAAAGGCGTGGCTAAGATTATGGATTACGATCCACAGTCACCCATGAATCGCGCCGTGCCATTTGAAAAGATTGCCTCAACTATTGAGCGGATGGATGTAGACCAGCAGCGACATTTAATTAAGCTGCTTAAAGAAATGCCAGACGAATTACGGCCTCAAGCAGATGCTGCAATAGCAGAAATTAAGGCACAATTTGCAAACCGTATATTGCAAGAAGGCTCTAAAAATAAAGGCCAATGGAACGCAGCTGCGATTACAAAATACCTAAACGATAACAACCGTAAACTAGGCGTTTTGATGGAAGACAAGGAAATTGCCCAGATGGTTAAAGACTTGCACGATGCCGGCCATCTTGTTAAATACGATGCATCTTATCCTGGCGCAGCAATACAAGCCCATAATTTAATTCGTTTGGGCGCGGCCCCATTACTTGGTACTGTCGGCACATCTGTTGGCGGTGCTGTAGGTGGGGCGCTTGGTGGTGTGCCTGGCGCTGGAGTTGGCGCAACTGTAGGCGGTATGTATGGCGCTAAAAAAGGTGTAGCGATGGCAGAAAAATCGGCATTAAAACGCGCCCAAAAAAAGATGATTCCTCTTAAAGATGTTGGTAAAGGACAATAATTATGGCAGTCAATCTCTCACCAATCGGCAACGGTTTTCAGTTTTTTAATAACGATGGCCTGCCTTTAAACGCCGGCAAAATCTACACTTATCAAGCTGGATCAACAACCCCGCTTGCTACTTATACTGACTCTAGCGGTCTAATTGCTAATACCAATCCTATTATTTTAGGAACAGACGGACGGCCACCATCGACAATTTGGTTAACCGAAGGGTTTTTTTACAAGTTTGTTTTAAAAGACTCATCCGATGTAACTATACAAACTTACGACAATTTATATGGAATTGTTAGCGCAACCCCCCCAGCTGCCACCCCAATTCCTGCGGGCGGAATATTATTGTGGTCAGGATCGATTGGCTCTATTCCTGCTGGCTATGTTTTGTGTAACGGCACAAACGGCACACCAGATTTGCGAGACCGATTTGTTGTAGGCGCTGGCTCATCTTACGCCGTAAACGCAACTGGTGGCTCTGCCGATGCTGTAGTTGTAACCCATACACACACAGCATCTGTAACCGATCCAGGCCATGTCCATTTCCAAACTTACGCACAAAATTTAGGATCAGGTTCGCTTGATGGATTCCAGTTAAATAGTGGCTTTACATCAAATACAAGCGCATCAACAATTAATACTCAATCAAAAGTTACTGGCATTTCTGTAACCAATGCAAACGCAGGCGTTAGCGGAACTAATGCTAATCTGCCCCCTTACTATGCGCTTTGCTACATTATGAAGACCTAATATGGAATGGCAAACAATTATTAATTTTGGATTAGGGTGCCTTGTTGCA